TTTATGACCGCCCATACTATAACAAAAAAATACCTTCTTTTCTTCTAATTCATTTATAGTGTGTTGGATATAGTCTATTCGTTTTATATATTCATGTTTCTCTGTTAATAGTTCTTTTACTTGACGTTCATATTGGATTATGCTTTTATTTTTGTAGTCTTCTTTTGCGGTTATTTCTTCTGGTTCATTTGTTACGTCCATCTAAATTATATGGGCGTTTGTTTTTATATTTTGTTTATACATTTTATAATGACTTTATGGGTTCTCTAATAATATATTTGTATTACTAACGTGAGTTTTTTAAATCCAATAATGCTTGGGCCGCTTGACGTATCGATTGTCTTATAGTTGGAGTTGGGATATTGTTCTTTTTTGGGACTGTGCGTTTAAGTAGGGGAGTTCTTTTAATTGTTGGTCTAATTGATTCCTTTCGGTCTTCTTCTTCCTTTCTCATTTTGTTAAGAGATAACAGCTCATCGCGATATCTCCTTTCGATTTCCTTACCTTTCTCTTCCCATTCATCCATATTTCTTGGGAAATATTGTTGTTTGGTTTGATAAGACGCATGTTCTTTTAGTTCTGCTGTACGAGCATTCCATAACTTTTGCTCTTTGGTAGATACGATTTCAATAGCAGGCATTTTATTTACGTCTGTATGTAACTATTTGTTTATTGAATATACATATGTGATAATAGTTTCAATTTTATCGAAGTCTTTTTATAGAGTCTTGTTATTGAGTCTTGTTATTGAAGTCTTTTTATAGAAGTCTTTTTATAGAAGTCTTTTTATAGAAGTCTTTTTATAGAGTCTTGTTATTGAAGTCTTTTTATAGAGGTCTTGTTATAGAGGTCTTGTTATAGAGGTCTTGTTATAGAGGTCTTGTTATAGAGTCTTGGTGTGAGGCCTTGTTATAGAGTCTTGTTATAGAGTCTTGGTATAGAGTCTTGGTATAGAGTCTTGGTATAGAGTCTTGGTATAGAGTCTTGGTATAGAGTCTTGGTATAGAGTCTTGGTATAGAGTCTTGGGGTGAGGTCTTGTTATAGAGTCTTGGTATAGAGACAGCACAATCGGATAGTTGATAACCTTATGATTTAAGACAGGGGCGAATCCAGATGGTACTCCACCATAACCTATATAATTCTATAATAAATCTAGCATATCGTGTATTTACAGCATAATACGTTATAATACTTATCCAGAAATGAGTGACATATTGATTATTGAGTAGGATACTTATTTTTGACTAAATTCGCACTTCATACCGCAGCCACTAACCCACCCGGTTGGTATACTTTTAAGTAACCCTCTTTATAAGGACCTCTTTATATGGCCCTCTTTATAAGGACCTCTTTATATGGACCTCTTTATAAACCACTTGATATACCCTTACAATCTGGTCCATATGATAAACCTTACGATTCGTTTTCGTTTTTAAAAGGATAACGAATTACCCCCTATGAATAAGTGTTGCTTTACCCCGAAGTAAGGCAAACAAATAAGACCATACAGCTTCCATAAAAAAAGGCTTTTACCTTTAATTAGTTAATTTACATTCTTTACTATTTCTCTCTCTCTTTTACTCTCTCTTACCCACGTTATGCCCGCATCGATGATGGTGTAATGTAAACCCCCCGACATACAGGACAACTACAGTCAACCAGTTTCATAGCACATCGAAGAGTGTGGCTTAATACACAATGACTACAGAATGTATGCCCGCACCGAAGCACTGTAATATCGGTTTCCCCCATAGTATCCATACATATCGGACACGATTCCGTCTCAATTACCTTATCGCGCTTTTCTGACAATTCGGGACAGGTTTTTGGTGGGCGTGCCCGTTGAGGTGCCCGTGGACGTGCCTGTTGAGGTGCCCGTGGACGGGCCTGTTGAGGTGCCTGTTGAGGTGCCTGTTGAGGTGCCTGTTGAGGTGCCTGTTGAGGTGCCCGTGGACGTGCCTGTTGAGGTGCCTGTTGAGGTGCCTGTTGAGGTTGGGGTAACCCTTGTTGGAGTATCTCTCGTTGTTGCTGTTGTAGGTTTTGCTGAGGGAATCGGACGACTTGATTGCGTTCACGCGGCGCACGTGATTGATGTCGTTCGAACTTAATACGCCCCCTTACTAGAGCCATATCTAGAAGTCGAGGAACATCTTCGAGTTCGATAGCAGATGCCTGAGTTATCTGCGATAACCTATAGGTATCGAGATTTCTTGAGAATTCGTCTACTTCTCTCGGCAGGTCTACCTCTTGCAACTTGTATAGTTCCTTATAGACAAATTCTTCTTCCAAGCTTGATGGAGATACTGTAATCTCTCCAGTTTCTATATTCTTTTCGTATTTTTCGAAAACAGAAGAACCAGTCTCTTTCTTCACGACAATATGGTCTAATCTTCCACATTGTACTAGTCGAAGCAATATTGCCATTTTTTCGATACCCGGTCCACTAAACGGTCCAAATATTGGAAGTTGTTGGAGGAAAAGATCATTCGGGTCGTCACGAACTATGCTAAGTGCTTCTCTGTTAATTCGCCACTGACAAGATGTCTTATTGTGGTTCGGTTTATTGCACGAACTACAGACCATCTTTAATGTTGAGTTGAATATAAGCTTTCTGTAATATCGGTATAACTTGTATGTTAGTTTGATTTAATTACTTATTAAGACGAAGAGATTAAGTTTTCAATCTTATGACGCTAAGAGAACGCGAAACTCCATTCTGAATATATTCACATATCTATAATAATAATGTAAGTATAGAATATAGAAATGGGACCACGAAAAGTAAGTAGAACGCCCAAGAAGCTGAATAAGAAGTTTAACAAAACTCGTTCAAAGAAACAGAAGGGTAGCGGTATAGCACCTTCAACATCGGAGGACCCAAATACGATTAATGATTATCTTCGTCTTGCGCTTGAAGAAGGAAGTTCAGAAAGTGTAGGAAAATATTTAAATAAAGACGCAGACCCAAATATGACTATTAATGACCCGGATGAGGATGAAGACGTTCCTGCTATTATATATGCAGCAAGACATAATAAATCTTCTGGAATTATTGACAAATTATTGGAAAAGGGTGCGAATGTAGAACAAGAACCCTATTATATCTCCACACCATTAATAGAAGCTGCTGAATACGGCAATTTGCAAGCAGTAAGAATTCTATTGGATAAAAAAGCAAACATAAATGCGAAGACTCATATGGGTACACCCCCTATTGCGTACGCCATAATTAACGACGACATTAATATGATTAAACTTATGCTTGAGAAAAGGAAAGGTGAAATTGACTTAAATGATATTAGACATGAGCTAGATGAGCTAGATAAGCTAGATAAACTAGAGCTAGCTAATTATCCCAATAATCAAGAAATAAAAAAAATATTAAAGACCTACATTAGTAGTGAGGAGAAAACAAACCAATCTGGCTCTGGCAGAAAACGAACCAGAAAATACAAGAAATCCAATAATAAAACACGCAAAAAATAAAACTAATACCACTCATTACAAGGTTCTCAATACCACATTATGAATATATACTCTATAAAATCAACAATATATATTCATACAAACCATCTTTTCTATTTCTATTCACACATTTTAAATAAACTATTGAGAACATTGACATAAACCGCACACAAAAGACATCATATACACATACAAATCACCACTCATTACAAGGTTCTCAATACCACATTATGAATATATACTCTATAAAATCAACAATATATATTCATACAAACCATCTTTTCTATTTCTATTCACACATTTTAAATAAACTATTGAGAACATTGACATAAACCGCACACAAAAGACATCATATACACCTACAAAATCACCACTCATTACAAGGTTCTCAATACTACATTATGAATATATACTCTATAAAATCAACAATATATATTCATACAACCCTCATTTTCTATTTCTATTAGAACATTTATAATTATATATTGAGAACATTGACATAAACTACACACAAAAGACATCATATACACTTACACAATACTGTCACTATGGCACTCTACAATCATACAAACCCTATAATATATATACAATGATAGATATTTATTAGTGGATTATTGTATATATTCGGCATTTACCGCTTCATATATGCTAACCAGAAATGAGTAGGATATTGATATACTACATATACCCTCACAAAATTGATTTATAATATTATCTATAGATTATTATACAAAAGTATTTCAATTAATTACCAAATAATCACAATGGAACCCAGACAATTATTCAACATACATAAGTTATGTATTGTTAAGCACGCATCTAAAGTTTCTTATATGCAACCTAATCAAATACAAACCACTCATACTACTCATACACTACCCACTCCAATTAACCCATACACACTAACTATACACACTAACTATACACACTAACCCATACACTAACCCACTCACTAACCCATACACTAACCCATACACTAACCCATACACTAACCCACTCACTAACCCACTCACTAACCCATACACTAACCCATACACTAACCCATACACTAACCCATACACTAACCCACTCACTAACCCACTCACTAACCCACTCACTAACCCATACACTAACCCATACACTAACCCACTCACTAACCCACTCACTAACCCACTCACTACAATAACGGAGAGCTCTCCCAAAAATAACGACTATACGACCATTCAAATGACAACCCACTACACAATACACTTCGCAATGGCAATACTGACAACGACCTACCACTACACAACGACACACACGAACTACACCACAACACACCACACATACTACACACACTACACACACTACATAATAACGCACTACTATTCATTCATTTACAATACTCCGCGTTCTCCCATCATTGCAAAACATGAATTAACCCTCAAATAATACTATAAAATTGAAAAACATTTACACTTATTATTAGAAGTAACCTAATAAGTATTACTTACTAACTTACCAATAACAATGTCATCAGCAAACGTATCTACAACTCAGTCTACTTCTCCCGTGAAGAAGGCAAGAACTCCAACATTGACGGAGAAGTATTCCAAGTTTATTCAGTTTAGCTATTACATGATGTCTCAAATGTCTGAGACTGAAACATTTACAAAGGATGAATTCCTTAATCAAGTTCAAATGTTTGCTACAGTAGACGAGCAGCAAACATTTATTCAAGGCTTCTTTGATAATCAGAAAGATAACAAGAAGGCTATGCGTAAGGATATTCAAGAAAAGAAGAAGGCAAGCCAACCTAAAAAGGTAAGAGCACCTCGTAAGACAAAGAAGGAATCAACACCTACACCTACTACTACAGACGCGCAACCCGTCGCGGATAATACTAATGAATCTCAAGAAAACCTGATTGAAAATCTTACGAATGAGCTCACTGAAGAGCCTATGGTTGCTACTACTACTAATGCGGTTGAAGTTGCCGAAGAACCTCCTATGATTGATAAGATTAATGCGGCAATTGAAGTAGCCGAAGATATGACTGCTAAGAAACCACGAGCAAAGAAGGCTACTACAGAAGAAAAGAAACCTCGTGTTGCGAAGAAGAAGCAAACGAAAGAACCTACAACCCCTAAGCTAACTGAAGCTGATGATTCGCCTTAATATGACTTCTTGTATTGTATGTATATACCCTTACCGTCTAAAAATAAAAATTTAAATCTTAATATGTAACCTTATATAACTAATCCTCTTTTCTTTTGTATGTTTCTAAAAATTGGTTAAGTTGTGTTATGCCACCTGAAATAAATCCAGTAGATGATTTCACCTTAATAGTTAATAATATATGGATAATTCCAGTATAGTTGTCAGGAATGTCTAATGCGATTTTTTTTGATTTGGATTGAGTATATTTACTATCATTGGTTGTATCATCAAGAATCAAAGGGTTATATGAAAGCATACGAGTAACTAATTCATTCTCAGTAAGGGTATTGGTAGATGATAGTTGATTTTTATCTTCTTCTTTTTCTTTTATTTCGGCCATAACAGCCTCATCGTCATAATTAGTATCAGGAATAGGCACAGTATTTTCAGAGGTATTAGTAGTACCTGTAAATGGTAATACATCTCTCATAGAATTAAGTGCCTCTTCGAAATGATTGTATGGAAATGTGCTTTTTCCTCCAGTGATTGTATTATTGATATAGAAATCTTCATCGGTAATAATATCAACAGTATGTTTTAATCCTCGTTTATCCAAGTGGAGATGTATATCATTTACATATGTATTCACAATTGCTTTTCCCGAGACTTCCAATATATTTAAATAAAAGGTTAGATTATTTTGTTCTGAAGTCATATTTATATAGTATCACCATATTAATTTTAAGCCATTATCTATAAAATTGAAAATATAATTATTCTAAATTTGCTAACAAATAGTTAACTAACAACACAACAACAATGGTAAAGAACACAACTGGAGGAACTAAGACAAAGGGGCTTGCACGTAAGCATCAACAACGTAATGATGAAAAACTACGTTTGCCCTGTGACGCGCTAGAAGAAGTAGCGTGTGTTACTAAGATGTTCGGTAATGGAATGTGTGAAATTTACACAGAGCAGAATGAAAGATTGATAGGGCATATTCGTAATAAGTTTCGCGGAAGACAAAAGAGACATAATATGATAAGCACATCAACTGTCGTATTAATTGGACTACGTGAGTGGGAAAACCCTATAAAAAATTGCGACATTCTCACTATTTATAGTGATTCTCAAATAAGCCAACTAAAAAATATGCCAAATATTTCAATGAATAACGTGATGAGATTACGCAATGAGTTATCACACGTAGGAATTACAGTCGACGATGATGAATTTGATTTTACAAATGTGGTTGATGAAGAAGAGGAAGAAGAAGGCATTCAAAATACGATGAAACATGGGGTGCCATTTTCATTAGATGATATGGGTAATGTGGATATTGATGACATTTAATCAAAAAATAAAAATAGAACAATCGGGGGTTCTTTTTTATTGCATATTATAATATTTCAACTATAAATTTGATATATTATCTATTTTTATCTATTTTTATCTATTTTTATAGTTCCGGGTAACTAGCTTGCATTAGCATACCACACTGTCCGCTGCCATTGTTAAATTCAGCTCCGCGTCCCATATAAATATACCCAGCATCTCCCCAAGTCTCTCCCCAAGAGTTCTTTACTCTGTAGTAATCCTTACCAGACATAGTTCCATACCCAACTGCGAGGACCCCGTGGTCTAAGCCAGTTCCACAAGCATCGGTAAATACACCAGACTTGTATAATTGGAAACTCTTTTGGTCGGCTTGAATTGCGATAGAAACAGGTTGCTGAGATAATGCTGTCATCATTGCTTCATCAGAAGAAGACTTAACATCAACAAAATCCTTAACCTCACTGCCCTCAACAACCACACAAGTAGTATCACAAGAACCACCAGTTTTGGTTGTGCCAGAGTTATAAGGATATGCAGATTCAGTACAAAGACCTCCATTCTTCTCAATCCAAGAAAATGCGTTATCCATTAGACCACCATTACACCCCATATCCTTACCTCCATTCTTGCGAGTATCACAATCAACCAATTGTTGCTCTGAGAAAGAGTCAAGAGTTCCAGTCTTGATGAAGAACGCACCCTCAAGAGCACCGGTAGTAGAGAAACTCCAACATGAACCACATTGTCCCTGGTTCTTAACGGGAGTTACAGCACCAGCAGTAACCCAATCTACACTGTCGGGTACAGAAACTGCGGATAACTCATCGCTATCAAGACAACCAGTAACACACTCCACAGTTTTTAGTGTAGTCATCTCCTTGTGATGCTTGACACAATCATATAGACACTTAGTCTTATCTAACTTCTTCTTGAAGTTATCCATATTGAACTTACGCCCAAGAACACCCTCTTGATTAGAATAGCCAAGATATTGACTGAACTCATCAGAATCCATACCAGAAAACTGGTTATGTCCTAAAGAGTAAGTCATATTTTTAGCATTGGTTTCATCAATGAACTTGTCATTCTCAATCCATTTACGCATAATACCTTCACGGTGCTCGGTATTACGGAATTCTTGTCTGAATTCACGAACCCAGTTCTCAAATCGCTCTACATTAGTAGCGTTCACTGTAAGTGACGCCACAGACAACATAAATAAAGTAGCCTTTACAAGATACATATTATTATATATAGACGGGATATTTTTATATTGATTCTAAAAGTATTTTTTCTGTGTATATACTATAATGGTTGATTTACATAAGATGATTTACAAAAGTGGTGACTTTTTCGTGCCACAATCAGTAAAAAAGGTATTAGATACATTACTATATAAAAGTTCTAATTACAGTTTTTACGTAGAAATATGGCATATCGCTCATTTTGTTAGCGGTTTTTTATTCGGTCTTATCTATATTTATCTTGGATATAATGTAAATGCATACTTCTTGAATATGTTTATTATACATACCATATGGGAATATTGGCAGGCATATATTGGAATGTCAAAACCCTTACGATTAACATACCATAATAATTTGATTGATATTTTATTTGACACCTTTATTTTTATGGTGGGTTCATATATAGCATTTACTTTTGTAGTTCGCACTTGATTTTATTTTTTAGGTTATCTTCGTCTGAAAACACAAACAATTTACACGTGTGTTTTGACAGGTCTTGATATTCTTCTCTGGATTTAATCCGTGTTAATATATTGACATCAGTTAAATACACTATATATGAATATATCCCTTCTGGTTGCTTCGTTTTACCAAACAATATACATTTATGTGAATCGCCTAACAGTTCAGGGTTATTCGTGCATCGTTCTAATACCTGACAATCGGTTTGTACTTTACGTATTGTTTTCATATCTTTATTTAAACCATCCATATTTGTTACCCATTTCTCTAAAAATTGGTTTGCGTTAATACTGCGTTCTTTCACAAGTTTTTCACTTGAAGACAATATAATTTGATTTAATAAATCCACAATACGACGAATAGGACTAGTAATATGAACGTATTCTCCTACATCCATCATATCGTGGCGAAGAACAACGTCATCATCGTATAATACGTATTTACAATCTGTATTATTCCACGAACGTATCAGTCTTGATGTATTATCATCAAGTTCTGGGTGGGTTTCATTCATATCATTTTTATAGATGGCTTGTCTAAAAACCCCACATTCTTTCTTTTTTAAAGACTTACCAACTTCTTTATTCATACGAATCATCCAATATTCTACCAATTCGTGACTGTCTTGAACGGTAGGTTTCAATAATTTTGTTAGATGCATCATTTCTTTATAGTTGTTGTTTTTCAATAGTTTTTTTTCTTCGTATGCATAATTCTTACGTGTTTTTACTACTACATTTTTATAACCTATTTCACGGTTCTCTAATAAATTCCCATTTTTATCAAAATATATATCCATAGCCAATGCTATACGCAATTCATTTTCTTGGAGACTACATAATGAATCGGATAGTATAAGTGGTAACATAGGTCTTTTCTTATCAGGCAAATATATGGTTGATACTCTATCAGTTAAGTGTTCCCATAAGTCCAATTCTTCCATCCAGATATATACATTCGCAATATAGACCGATACTTTATAAACATCATCTTGGGTTTCAATGCTAAACGCATCATCAAAATCTTTGCTTCCATTTGGATCTATTGAAAATACGTACTCGTGTGTCCGGTCTTCTATCTTATAATTTGCGTTATTGATAATATGTTGGATTGTATTATCTATCGGTGATTTCGGTTTCAATGCTGAGCTGGTTTGTTTTGTCAAATTCTTAATAGACCTATGTAAATCTTTACAATATAACTGATAGTCGTAAAACACTTCCAAATTATTAACATCTCCAAGAACTTCTGTCAATTCACCAAACGGATGTTTATCGTTCCAATTGTCATACTTGAATAATATGTATTTATTTTGTTGATGTTTTGAGAAGCCAATTTTAATATCATATGGAACTAAGAACGCTGGATAATGTTGGTTATCAGGAATACATCTATAGTACAATCGTTTTTTATTAGGTGTTCTACCAAATGTTTTATTTCCTTCCAATATTAATACACCTGGTATTGTTGTTGTGTTATCAAGACCGGATAGTTTGGTTATACAATTATCGTTAATTTCAATAATGTCTTCGTGAAAGAGTTTGTTGGTTAATGGGTTACATTGTTCTCTATTTTCAATACTAGAATTGGTAGATAAATCATATAGATTCCAATTAGTATAATTTCTGTCTTGGATATGTAGTTGATATGTTTGCATGGTTTCATAATTATACGTATAGTTAGGTTTAAATCAATTTAATAATAACCTAATAAAACGAAGACATTATATATTATTAGTGTCAAGGTTCTCAATATGTCTAAAAAGATTTACAAGAAATATACAAAAAAACAAATAATAAAATCTTCAGATAACCTTTCTTCAGCAACCTATCTGATTATAGTAGAATCCCCTTCAAAATGTGCCAAAATAGAATCATATCTTGGAACCAATTATTGTTGTATTGCGTCAAAAGGGCATATCAGAAGCGTAAATGGGCTGCGTTCAATAGATACCAAAGATACATTTGAACCACAATTTACTGAATTGCCCGACAAAAAGGACCATATTGCGTTTATGAAACAGACTATATCAAAGTTCTCAAAAGAAAATATAATATTAGCAGCTGATGATGATAGAGAAGGTGAAGCTATTGCTTGGCATATTTGCGAACAGTTTGGATTATCACCCGAAACAACTCATCGTATTATATTTCATGAAGTAACCAAAACTGCGTTATTAAAGGCAATTAAGACCCCTACTACAATAAATTTAGATTTGGTAAAAGCACAACATGCTCGTCAAGTATTAGATGTGATCGTTGGATATAAAATATCACCTATGTTATGGAAATATTTATATAATGATAGTAATAATTCACTATCTGCTGGTCGATGTCAGACCCCCGCACTAAGGTTGGTATATGACAATGAAATAGAAAGAAAAACGAAG